TTTTGTATTAAATCAATTATAAGCTAACTTTTGAGAAATTTCAACAAAAGAAAATCGATCATTCGAGTGTTTTTTATATTTTATCACTATATTTTACATAAATGTAAATCGAATTCTCTTAACGAGAATTTTGCACGAATTGTGGTTACTACCCTTAGCGAGAACTGATTAAATGATCGGTTCTTTTTTTATTACTTTTTTATATCGTTTTTTATATAAAAAGTTATTTACTTGTTATATAAAAAACGATATAATTAAATTAATAATGTTTTATATAACAAGGGGGATAAAAAATGAAAGTTATTAGTTTCGGCACACTAAAAGGTGGTACAGGAAAGACTACGACTACATTCTCTACTGCTGGCATACTCCAAGAGATGGGGAAAAAAGTACTTTGTTGTGACCTAGATCCTCAGGCAAATCTAACTTACAACTTTGGAATAAATGTTGATGAAGATACTAAAACTTTACTTGACGTGTTTGAAGATGATGAAACTTTACCTGTAAAAGTAGTCCAACATTGTGACGGAATTGACTTAATTCCATCAACAATAAAATTGACGGGTACAGAAATGCAATTGGTGAACTACCCAGGGCGTGAGTATATATTGAAAAATTTCATTGAAGATCATCATGATTTTTTTAACCAGTACGACTATGTACTGATAGACACAAATCCTAGTATGAGTATTCTTAATCAAAACGCGTTCATATCTTCTGATGCTATAATATTGGTTAATGAAGCAGGAGCACATTCACTGACTGGAAGTTTACTCTTTATGGATCTATGGGAAGGCATAACTAAAAGGTTAAGGATTAAAAATAATATTAAAGGGTTTCTCATTAATCGCTTTAGAAAAACTAAGATATCTAATGAATTTGTATCGCACTGTAAGACCCACGCTAGAATAAACGATATTTTATTTAATACAATTATCCCTATTAATGTTAAAGTCGCAGAAGCAGAAACTGAAAGTACGCCAATCAGTGCATATTCTAAAAACTCTACTGGAGCTATAGCTTTTAAAAATTTTGTTAAGGAATTAATAGAAAGGGTGTAATGTATGGCAAATAGATTTGACAAGGTAAAAGGACAAGATTCTAGTAAAGCAGCTGGGGAAATTTTAGGAGCAGGTAAAGGCCCTATCATTAACTTAGAAGCTTTAAAAACTACTAAGCCTGAAATGATGAGAGTTAGTTATTATATAAGTACAGATCATAATAAACATGTTAAAGAAATGGCTGAAAAGGCTCAAATGAAAGAAAATGTATTTGTAAGATTCATGATTGATAAATTTTATGAAATGACAAAGTAAACTTCAAAAGTAAAAAATAATGGAGTGATTCTTGATAACTCCATTATTTTTATAGATTTATTTATTAACATTTTATAAAATTCTTTATTAATATTTTATATAAAAATTTATTGATGTTTTTGTATAAAATATTAATAAAGAAAAAGGACTATTTCTAGCCCTTTTATCACTACTCTAAAATATTAACTGAATCAATCTTGATTTGTACTGTATCCATGTCCATATGGGCATAAATCTGTGTTGTAGCTATGGATGCATGACCAAGTAGTCTTTGTATTACTTCTAATGGCATATCTTTTTTTATAAGAGCCATAGCCACTCCATGCCTGGCTAAGTGAGGGGATATTCGTTTAGAAAGAACAACACGTTCCCCTGTGACTTTAAAAAAGTCTTGAATAGATTTCTTTGCCAATCTATTTCTTTGTCGTGAAATAAATAAAGGCTGTAGATCATCTGTTCTGGAATTTAAATATTTTAAAATTCGTTCTTTGGCATCTTCTGAAAAAACACATATTCTTTCTTTAAGTCCTTTCCCAACAACTTTGAATCTACGACTCTGAAAATCAAGACTAGTTCGGTTAAGCTGCCAAATCTCAGATAGTCTGCATCCACTCGTGAAAAATAAACTCATTATAGCTGCTCCACGTAAATCTTTAATTTTGTCTAAATGCTCCATGATTTTTTTATACTCTTCTACAGTAATATGACCACGTTGTTTTTTTCTTTTTTTAGGTTTGTCTAACTTATCGCAGGGATTTTTGATAGTCAAAACTTCTTGTTTTATTAATGTCTTGTAAAACATATTGATGCTTGTGAATTTTCTTCCAAGAGCTTCATCACCATTTTCTCTGTCATCGGAACAATAAAGCATGAAATCTTGTACATCAATGTGAGTAACTTGATCCAATGCTTTTTCTCCTATATAAGAAACAAAAAGCCTTAAATCATTATCAATGATAGCTTTCAAAGATTCTGGGGTCAATCCTTTGCTTTTACAATGCATTCTATATCTTTTTAAAGTTCTTTGATTGTCTGTAATATTATTGTTTTCTTGTTTTTGTGCTATTGGTTTTGGAATGCTGAAAATATCCATTTGTTCTGCAAACATATGTCTTCCCCCCTAAATATTTTAATTTAGAAGGTATAAACCTATGATATAATAAGCATAGGCTATACCTCTTGCGTTTAAGTGTTCGTATAGCTATGTAGAAGTAAGATAAGGACAAGTTATCTTACTTCTTTTTTATTTCTTCTTATCACCCCCCCATTTTCTTATTTTAAAAACAAAAAAAATCCCCAAAAAAGTAATACAAAAATTACTCTCTCTAGGATCTTGATTACGCACTCATTTTAAATTTTAATAAATTAAATAATTACACACTCAGCTACTTAAAATTCATTTATGTAGCTTAAATTCATATGCTCTTATGAGACTTCTAATGAATCGGTTTCGCTTTTGCTACTCCCTTAATAAAAATAATAATCGTTAAATAGATTATAGCACGTCGCTCGACAAAAATCTACTTTGATGTATTATTTTCCCTTGTGTGGAAATATTGATAGTAGGAGCGTGATAAAATGAATTTTAAAAATGAAAAAGAATTTATTAAGATAGATTTACTAATTTGGTTAGCTGCTATATCAATTTTATTTTTATTCCTCGTGTCGCTAATGCATGGCGCTATGTAATGTCGTTTTAGCATGTCGCTTTGATGTGTCGTTCATAGGTGTCGTTTTATACGACTATCCAAACGACACTATAAAGCGAAACTAGCAAGCGACACGATAAGATATTCAAATACCAACAAGTATTATGTTTAAGAAAATAGTAAATTACAAGGGGATTAATCAGCGTAACTACTACATGTATATCCTATCTAAGAATGCATCTTGAAAATATACCTACGCTAACCACTCGGTTTTTGCCTAAAAAAAATAGGAGCATTACGCTCCTGAACCAAGTTATTTTGATTTTAAAAATTCTAATCCAAGGTCAATATCACTTTTTGCCATAACTTTTTCAATCGTTCCTTCTTTCAATTCATCTGTTAAATCTAAAAGATTGACTAAAGTTTTTCGGAATTGTTTTAAATCATTTTCTACTCGATCAAGTTCACTTTCTTGGATGCATGTCAATGAACTTTCCTCTTGCCATTTTGCTATCTGCTTTTCAAATACCCAAAGGAAATCAAGTTGCTCTGTATAAGCTTTGATGGTTCGCAATATCGTTGCATCATCTAAAACGTATGGTTTGCTACGGACTTGCAATAGATTTTCATATTGTCCTTTCATGTCTTTGAATTGATTATCTATCAGATCAACAATTATAGGAAGCATACTGATCGGGTGCCAATTAGGTTCTAGTTTATTTTTCATAGAGAGCATCCTTTCTAAGGTAATGTTTTTTAGTATATGTTATATTAATATCGAATATATTTCAATTAATTATTTTGTGAATGAGTCCTGTACTGCATTTATACATTTTGGCTAATTCATTTATTGTTTTCCCTTGAATTCGATACATTCGTATTGTTTCTTTTTCTCTGTCTGTAAATTTAGCTTTTCTTCCAGCTCCTCGATCGTTATGATGTTCTTTTTCAAACTGCTTATTTTTATGCTCTAGTCGAAAAATCTTATCTTTCATCTGCTTGTATGCTCCACTTGCTTCAAAACCTCTATCCATTTTCTCTGTCATTTCAGTAATTTCATTATTTAGTTTCTTAGCAAGTTCTTTCCATTCTTTTAATTCTTCTTCTAATCTAGCTATTTTTTCTTTTTGAGTTTCTTTTGCCACCGTCAGCCCTTCTTTCATAAATTAATTTATGAACAGATTGTATCATATATGTATAGTTGTTTTCAATAATTAATTTATGAAATAAAAGCTTAAGGTTTTAGATTGTAAAAAAGCAAGGCATATGCCCTGCTCTACGAATTGAATTCTTTTTCCATTTGATCCAGGTATTCCATGTATTCCTTTTTCTCTTCCGCTGTCATATCTTTAAAAAGTTTCGGTTTCCCTATAATAATATTACCCAGTTCATCTACTTCAACATCCACAGAAAAAACCTCCTTTTGATTTAAAGACCCTCTATTTCAAAAACTTATTGATCATTTTATTTGCTTCTTTAAGACCCTTAGATTTCACTTTTCGCTTAATCAAATTATCTACATTGCCTGTTGCTACATCTCTTATATCTCTTCCATTTTTAGCAGCCGTATTAAGTGTACGGGCCACTTTATTCATCCCTGTAAGTATCTTGTTAATCCCCATTCTATCCCACTCCCCAATTTAGTATTCATAAAGCTAACAGTTTGTCCTGAAATAAAATTTCTAGATTTAAGGTTTTCAATGTATAATTGACTTTCTTTCTGTATATGATATACTATAAATAAGTTAACTTGTGAAGGATAAAGGCTGGGTTCCCGAATGGGAGTAGGTATTAATACCAAGAATTCCTTTGCCCCTGAGGTTGACTTATTTTTTTGCTTTACTTTTGATATTCTGGATTATATTTTCAGGGTCTTTTTTTATTTCCTCGAAAATAAAATCCGTTGTTTGCATAGAATAGCTATATGTAGGTTGTGCGTGTATTTTGTGTACATAACATAATTTAGCATTTTCTTTTATCTCGTAATATTTACAAAATAATGTAAAGTGATATTTATTAACTTCGATGTCAATATCCTCTCTTTTTAAACGTTTATTTATTTCCTTAATACAGGCTTTAGTTGTATATTTATGTGTATCATTAGGATCTTTCAATTCTTTAATTATTTTAACTCCAATCTTAGCATCTTTGTCAATATGTACAAATGATGTTGCTTTATGCTTATCCTTTGTTATGTAGTGGTGATGTTCTATTTTTATTGCAAATCCATGATTATTTTCTTCCACCATTGATGATAGGCTTTCATTTGTTGCTATCAGTTTTGCTACTATTTCTTCTGGATACTTAGCTCTTATTTCAGATTCATTTAGCGATTTCATACTAACTGCTAATGTTAGAAAATTTTGAGGGACAACTTCTGTCATGTCAATATTGTGAAACTCTTGCATTTTTTCAATAAAATTAAATAAACATGCTTGGAATAAGGGAATATAGACCATTTCATATTCTTCTGTAACAAAATGAGTACTAGTATTACGAAGATCTATAATCTTTTCTATATTTAAACGTAATGGAGCCTTTTCATTCGTAAATATTTTTTTTATGCAATTTTCCAATGTGATTGTCCTATTTGGGTTATCTTTATAATATATGCTTTTCTCACCGAATTTTTTAATCATATATGCCTTAAGCATTAGTTCCCAAGCATTACATATGAAAAAGCTAAATCCTTCCACCCTATACTTTATTGTAGGCTTATTATAAATCTCTATTGCCATAACAAACGCTTCTTTTGATTTCTCCAATAGTTTTCCTTTTATCATTTTTTCTCCCTCGTGTTATGCTAAAATTTTCACTTTTGCATTAATTTTAACTTAAATATAACAAAAGTTCAATAAAATAGAATTAAATAATACTAGAATAACCATTATTTCCCTAAAATTGACATAGGCCATTTTTGAAAATCAAACTCTATTCAATTGAGTTATTTAAAGTTATATTGCGCTAACTAAAGTTTTTATCCAAAAAATGAAAAAAGAGCAGGAGCTAAGCCCCTGCATCCACTTTCTGATCATCTAAAAGTCCTGGATTGTTTGTGGTAGGATTATTGATAATTCCTAAGAGTACCAAGATCCCTAACAATGCTTTTACAACCTCATTATAATTTTCTGGTAGTACATCTAATCCAAATGCTTCTAAAAGCATTGGAATAAATGCTGCTACTGCAACCCATAATCCATAGTTTTTCAATCTTTTTGTATTCATAATTATTCCCCTTTCAAATTTTTATGTATTTCTGCAAGTAAAATTCCAGATGCCCATACAGGCATTGGTTCATCAATCTTCTTTTTCCAGTTTTCTAAATCATTCAATAAGCCATTTTTGGCTAAATATTCAAGCCCTTGATATTTCCATATGGGTTGAGTAATTTCTTTCGTCTCAGCCGATTCTGACACGCCATAGTATGCTTTGATTTTCTCGGCTACTGCTTTTGCACTCTCTCTTACAATATTGTTATTAAGAAGCAACTGCTCCTCATGAGGGTTGCTATGGAATCCTCTTTCCAATAGAAGGACTACAGGGCATCCAATGTCTTGTGCTACATCAATTACAGTATAATAGTCCTCGCCTTTGTTCTTTTGACTTTCGCGTTCTCTAACACCCTTAAATTTTATTCCCATGGAATCAGCAATAGCTTTCCCTATTTCTGCACCTAAAGTCTCGTTAGATAAGTCTACGCTATCAAATATGGTTACACCATTACTTTCTTTTTCCCATGCATCTGAATGTGCAGATAAGAACATATCCGCTCCTTTTGCCATTTTCCCACGCTCTGTAAGAGATAATGTTTTATCTTCCTTTCTGGTTAAAATTACATTGAAATAATCTTTTAGATAATAGTGAAGAAATAAAGCAAATTGCAAATTCCCATCTGCTTCAATATACTTTCCAGAATAACCTCGGTTGGCACGATCGTTTCCTCCGTGACCTGGATCCACAACTATAGTTTTCATTTAAGCATCTCCTTAGACTAGATTAATTTTTGTGCTGCATAAAAAAAGAAACCAACAAAGCTGGTTCCAGCTACTCCAATCGCCCATTTAATTGTTTTGGTAAGGTCCTCTATTTGTTTACAAAGATTTTGTATTTGAACCTTATATTCCCTGCTGTCCTCGCTTAATATGTCTAACTGCTTGGCATGTGCATTAAGCCTATTATTGTGCATTTCTAATGTTTCTGCAATCTGTTTATGTTTCTCTTTACACAGAGCTTCATTCATTCGATTTCCTCCTTTACGCACTAAACATTATTTTTGTGAAGAAGGGCATTAAAAAAACACCCTTCATGGTGTCTACTTATCTTCCTCATATACTTTTTCTGTTACTGTTTCTTCTGATTGTAAACCTAGCATCTTAAGCATGTTGTTCTTGATTTTCTTCAACATTTCCAGTAGTGCTGCCATCTGCTAACACCTCCTTTACTTGATTCTTGATACGCTCTAATATTGCTAATGCATCAGCTTTTGTCATTGTCATTATTCCTGGATACCTCCTTGTATAAGTGCTTCAACAACAGTAGTCAAGTCCAAAACGCTTTGTGCAAATGATTTTTTATCTTGCTCTTTTTCAATTTTTAGCTGTTCATTTTCTTCTTTTAATCTTCCCATTTCAGTTCCAAAAGCTTGAAGAAGTTTTGATTTAGGACCTAAATCATCTACAATTTTATAAGGGTCTAGCATCTCTAATTACCTCCTAATTGTTTAAGTTGTAGTTCTAATGAAATAATATCTAATGCATTTGAAAGGATCATGCTTTCATGCCTTGTTAATCTTTCGCTATTTGCTAATGCCATTCTAGTATTGCCGTCCCTTTGTTCTGCTGCATTGTTAGGTACTTTCAACTCTATCTCTTGGCCCCCATGGTTTTCTAGTTTGTATGGGGCATATACTTCGAAGTTTTCTCCCTCTACTTCCCCAGCAATAGTAATAGAAAGACTATCTGAAGCTATGGTTATATCATTAAAGCTAATAGGTTCAAATACCTCGCCATGGATCCTATACACTTTTTCTATGTTCGCTATAGCGAACGGAAATTTAATTCCATCTTTATATTCGTGGACTTTCTTGTGGAATGGTTCAATTTGTATGGTTGTACCTGGGCCATAAGAAACTAATTGACCATCTACTCTAAAGCCATTTTCACCATTTTCGTAGATGATAGGCTCCGCTAACTGATAAATTAGTTCGAGTCCTGCTAGACCACCTAAATATTTATCTGCTTGTGCATCTGCTAAAGTTGTGTACTTTCCTTTTTGTATAGCAATACCATATCGAGATGTAGTTGAAGTAAATAATTTCCCAATCATACTAATATTGTCTACATAAGCACCATACGAATACCCGTCTAATAATGTTTGACCAGATTGAATGGTAGAATTATTATAATCATTACTATCATTTTTTTTATTTATTTGTATTATGTCAAAATTAGAAGAGAAGGATGTGTCTAAAGTTAGTATGTCGCTTGCTTGTAAAATATATTTTTCTGTCTCTTTTCGTAAATAATGCTTTCCATCCCCACCCACAAAAACTTCATCTTTAACACCATTCAGCAATGAGTTCATTGTTTCGATTTCACCAGTTTTGGGATTGATTTTTTGAATGTATAAATTTGAATCTGTGTAGGGTTCATATTCGGTTGCAGTTGTGCCTTCTTCCAGTTGTACTAAATCAAGCGTTGTGAATGTAGTAGAAAATCTTATATAAGCACAATTATTAGGTGTGTCAAAAACAGAAACTGCAATACTATTAGTTACCCCTCCTATTAAATTTTTATGGTTATCATAAAAATTAACATGCGCAGTACTTGAAGATGCTTGATTTGATAATCTGTAAGATGTATTACTTTTCACTCTTATGAAATCAAACGTAAACCAACCTGTAGAACCAAGCACGTTTCCATCTTGGGCTAAAAACCCACTTATTCGTGAAGCATTCTTATCAAACAAATTCTTCCAAATACTTTTAATTCTCGTACTAACTGTAGATTTAGTGTTGTTCACATAAGAATATTTCTGTATTAATTTTTCTAAATTTGTTTCAGTTTCATTTGTAATATCATAGATAAATGTTTTGTCGTGGTAATAATTAGAATCAGACACATTATTTCTCCAAGCCATACCTACTAAGTCTGTTTCTGGTGCAGTAAAAACAAGGTATGAAGATAAATTATTGTTAGTAGGTGTTCCTATTATAGTAGTATCTGATATTATGTTACCACCATAAAATCTCAACAAAGTAGCATTGTTTGTTGTTGGAGATAACCAGTCTGTTTTAATCAAATATTTTCTGCCTGATACTAAATTAACTTTTTTTACAATCGTTGCTACAGAACCAATTGTAGATATACCACCGTTTAAATCAATTGGAATATTTATTCCAGAAGCAATATTTAATAATGAGTCTTTTGTATTTTGTGACTCAAATAAATTGGTACAAATTTTCCCTTTTAATCCAACGCTAACTTGCCCTTTAACGGATGATTCTGGAACTGAAATGATTGAATCTGTAGTAGATCCTACTGTAGTAAAATCAGGATTCTCAATATTATCGAGTCTATCTCTATCTTCTTTGATAGCTTGATCTACTGCAATCATATTATTTTTTATATCATTGTCATAACTAAAATTATTATTTTTATCTGTTTCATATGTCAAACTTATATTTGGTGTATTCTCTCTTGCCATATAACCACCTCCTATTGATAATTTTCAAAGTCATTGAGTGTCATAGTGTCTAAATCTGCAATTCTAATCTTCTCCATTTCAGATATAACAAGATATTTGAATCTGTATAGTGATTGCAGATGAGCTGGTTTAATTTCTTCTATTGCTGCTTTAAGATCATCAAGGTTTGGGGGTATACCATTAACATCTACAAATCGAACTACAAAACTATAGTTAGGATTATCCTCTGTAACCTCAATTGCTCCGTTTATATAACTCTCAGCAACGTTTTTCATAAGCTCTACTGTAATTGTTCCTTGACCTCTTAATTTTGATTTTATGACCGACCTTCTATATTCATCAGGCTTAGTATTGTTAATAGGAATACCAAGATCTTTTTCCCATCTATCAAGGCTTGTATCAGCTAAATCTACAAAGAATTGATTTAATGTATTATTTAACTTGTCTTTGAATAATTGTAGTTCTTGATTTTCTGCATTTGTTATATTAGCCATTACTGTACTAGTGCGATAATACTTCGGAAGATGATTTAATAATTCATTAGACATTTGATACACCACCTAAAATAGCAACCTCTGTATCAGCTATAGTTATGTTACTATTCCCACCATTCAAAGTCATATTTGAATAGTCTAGTACGCCTTGACTATCTAAAATAATACTTCCAACTTTTGCATAAGATACATAAGTTTCTACAAATGCTATTTCTTTCAGATACGCTGTTACGTTGTTTTCTATATTTATTATTACATCTGATTCTGTGTAGTTGTTAGTATCAATAGTCAATGTAACACTAATATTAATTGGTAACTCTGTAGCTGATTCAACAGTCACAGTAGCACCAATAGGTCGTACTTCTTCTATATAGTCAAATACATCTGTTACAAGTTGACTATCTACTCCAGTTTTATTACTGTCTATAATTACAGCTTTCACTGTGCCAGGGCCACTCGCAAGTGAAAATATTTTTGCATCCCCTACCCCTGTAACTTCTTTAGCCCAATTTCTGTAGTGATACTTATTACCTGAAGTTGCTGGAGTTCTTATTTTATCAAAATATCTCTGTTTTAGTTCTTCGTCAGTTTCTCCAGCATATCCATTTGTGACTGTATTAGCATTAGTGACACTTGTTAAACCTGCAATTGTAACGGGAAAATATATGATAGTATTAGCTGGTACATTCCCTATTGTCCCAGATTGTTCACATTCAACTAATACATCTAATATTCCTGATACATCTATTGTCTTAGTTTCTTTCACAGTAAAATTAACTGTATCACTTGCTACCAAATTTCCTTCTGTTATTATTGCACCTTCTGACCCTGTTATCGTTACCGTTGTAGTAGCTTTTGTAGCTGACTTTCTATTTAGCCCCTGCTCTGCTACCTTTAAATCTAAATATTCATCTGTAGCAGTTTCAACAAAACCTTTGTTTAGTATTGATTCTTGCTCTTTGTATGCATCTTCTAATTCTATTGAAACTGGTTTGGTCGCATCATAAAAAAAAGATCCTTCCGATTTATCGTAAGAAGCATCTATCTTTTGAAGCATCCTATTTTGTATCGTATCTCTATCGTCTGACATCTATATATTCACCTCCGTATTGACAGTATTTCCATCAACCAGATTAACTTTGAAGCTTATCTTTAGCTTTGAACCATCTTGTTCTGCAATTAAGTTTGATATATCACTTACCATTGGATGTTTAATTACTGATTCTCTGATTTCTCGCTTTAATTCACTTTCTACGAACTGTCTAGGCAATGTTTGCCCTATTAGGTCCTCTAATGCCACACCATAATCTACATTTTTGTATATCTCAAACCTAAATTTTTCAGTCCTTAAAACTTTCTCTATCCATACCTTTAGAGCTTCAATATCCTCTACATTAACTAATCTGCCATCCTGGAGTATGAAATCTCCCTTATCAAAGTCAAATAAAAAAGACTTACCTAAATTTGTAGTCTCTGCACTTTTTTGCGTATCAATTTCTGTATTAGCTATATCTGGAAACATTATAATACCACCGCCTTATCTACAAGGAAATACAATTGTTCATTTGTAGCAGGTATTAATATAACTTTATCGCCTTTTTTCAATGTGTCTGTATATGTCATAGTTCCTGTAATGGTTGTTTTTGCGTTTTCTTTCCCAGTAACTACTGTGTATGTTTGTGGTGTGCTCAATTTCAATGTAATGGATCCACTTTCATCAGTAGTGGATATATTGCCATTGATGTTAATCTCTCTGCTGTATTCATACAAAACATGAGCTGCTATCACAAGATTATCTTTTGTAAGTATTATTTTTTCTCCTAATTTAACTTGTATATTAGGTGGTGGAGATATTACTTCTCCTACTTGTGGCCCCATATAGATTTTATTCTCCCTATCTTTAAACAATTTAGCCAGTTCGGTTACTCCATCCAACTATATTCCCCCTAAATTTAGTGTCATTTTATGGATACCATTGCTAAGACTATGGGTACAGGATTTAATTCTATATTGACCGTTCATGCCTGTGATAGGTTCCACAATATTAAGTATCCTTCCAGATCTTACTTCATCATTTCCTATTGTTTCTATACTATTATCTTCAAATATTCTATTTAAATCTTTTAGAAGTGTTTGAGCAATGCTCCTTGCCTGAGCAATATCTTTTTCATCGATACTTTGTACATCTTGGAGAAGTCCGTATTGTTTTACAGAATTATCGTCTTTTTCTTCACCTGCAACTCTCATTGAATCTTTATTGTTAGCCACTACGATTATGCTATTTTTCATTTCTTCTATTGACCTTCGCCTTGTAGGATTGCTTATAGCACTTGTAATATCGTTAGTAGAAAGATTATCAGCTAATTTAAAAGTAGCCTGGATAACTAAATCTGTTTGCTTTTCTATATACAACTTTCCTGCTCTCATTTCAAGTCGATATTTTTGTCCAGTTTCATTGATTGCCTGTTGCAGTATGTCTTTTATAATGTCACTTATAACTTTATCATGATATATGTAACTAACTACAGTTGACATACTTGTTATATTTCCTATTGGTACACTAAAATCATTTAGAAGCTGAGTAATGGCATTAGAAGCTGAAACTTTATTAAACTGATATATGCCCTTAGATTTGTTAAGATAGAAGGCATAATCAAAAGCTATGTAATGTCTTGAAAATTCCCCATTTATTTCTTCTGTAATTATAACGCCTCTAAATATTTCTAAACCATTATTTATAAGCACTACTATATTTCCAATATCTAATACATCCTTAGGGAAATAAATTATATCATTATAAGCTATATCAAAGTCTAATTGAACTCCGAGAGTATCCTCACTGCTGGACCAACTAAGAGAACCTACCATACCTGAGATATTCTTGACTGTGCCATCAACATTATATAATACTACCTCATGCACTTAATTCACCCCCACAAACCTAAATTCCTTAAGTGTTAGTGAATATACAACATCTCCTGCTTTGTCATATCCATAATTAAAACTATCAATCGTCATAGCAAGATTAACAATTTCTCCACCATCTTTATTTATTATTACAACTCTTATAGGCACTCTCCTGTCAACCCATTGCAATATTATCTCTACAAATTCATCACCAGTATATTTTTTAGATTTAGCAAACTCATATTCTTTGTTAGGGAAGAAGGTTTCTAAAGTAAATGATTTAAGTCCTTTATTTCCAATTATATTCAGATCACCTTGAGATACAGTGTTAAAGGTTTCGTTATTATTTGAAAACTCAATCTGAAAAGATGCTGGTATTATAGGAAGCTGAATGACCTGTTCCCTGTTGTTAATGCTTAGAAATATATCCACCATACCACTCCTTAACTATTTGCTAATGCTAGCTTAATTTTAGGTACTAATTGATTTGCCACTTCATCTACTGTCATATTAGATCCGTTTATGTTTATAACAATGTCACCACTTTTTCTATTTTTTATTTCTCTTAATACTTGAATAATTTCTTGTAACAATTTTAACAAACCTTCTAGTCCAGATATATTTTGTGTGTTATTGATTATTTTCTCTGATTTATCAGCTGGTATAACTTGTGAGCCGTTTGGAAGATTCACAATTTCTCCTCCACGCTCATTGATCCTTGCTAGACCCCCATCAAAATATGAAGTTCCAAGTGCAAACTTAGGTATTTTAGGAATACTTATACCAAATTCTTTACCGCCAAATTCAGGAACCCAGTCAGGAATTTCAACTTTGATAGAATTTACTCCACTTATTACTTTATTAATTCCACCTATAAAAAAGTTTATGAATGACTTAAACCCTGTCTTTACACCCTCCCATATGCCTATAAAAAAATCACCAATAGGACTAAGTGCAGCTTTAATTCCTTCCCAAAGTTGCCCAGCCTTTTCTTTTATAGTATCCCAATTTTTATATAGAGCCACACCAATTGCGATTAATGCTCCAATACCAATAGCTAACCAGCCAATAGGGCTTATAGCCATTACTGTATTCAATGCCCCTTGTGCTAAAGCAAGTCCATTAGTTAATCCTGTAGCAATCAATGTTGGTACTTTTAAAGCAAGCATTGCCAATTTGTATGTTCCAATCGCTCCTGCTATACCAAGTATCAATGGTTCTAAAGTACCCCAATTATCATTCACAAAATTATATAAATCAGTAGCTTTGTCAACTACACCCAATATTCCTTCGGTTATAGCTGGAAGTGCTGTATCTTTAAACCAACTAATACCTTCATTTTGAAAAGCACTCACAAATTTTTCTTTTAAACCAGTTAACTTTTTACCTATATCATTGAGTACGCCTTTCACCTTGTCTAAAGTCGGTCTATTTTCATCTATAACCCCTTTGATTTTAGTCCATGCATCTACGCCCCATTGCTTTATGCCTTTCATTTTTTCTTTTACAGTATCTATGATACTACCGATTTTCCCAAACGCCTGTATTCCTTTATCTATAGCTCTTGTAACAAAGGCTTGTATTCCAGGTATCTTTTTAAAAAACCAATTTGCTAATTTAGCTTGTAGTGGAAGAATTTTCTTTCCTACTTCTTCCTTGTAGTCACCCCATGCATTTTTCATCTGTTGAATCTTCCCTTGATCTGTTTCTGCAATGGCTTTGTTTACTCCACCTACATTCATTTCTAAAACTTCGGCTAATGTTGCCGCCTTTTGTGTTTCAGTACCATACTTCAAAATTTTCTCTTGAGCTTTCGTGAAATTAATACCAGCCCTACTTAATGCTCCTACCTGACCATTCATAACTTTGCCGATCATATTACCTATAGTCACTGAATCTTGCTGTGTAGCATTAAGTCCTTTTTGTTGAGCAATTAAATCATTCATGCCTGGCATCAACTTTTTAAGTGTTGCTTCTTGCAATTGATAGGTTGCTAATTGCTGTACTCCTGATATTGCTACTTCATCACCTATAACTCCTACATTTTGCAATTCGCTAGCATATTTCATGACACTTCTAGCATTTTTTTCTGTCATGCCTTTAGTGTTTTTCATAACTGCAATCAATTTTGTTTCAGCATCTATCTGAGCCTTTGCAGCTTCAACACTCTCGCTAATACCATTGGATAATGCTCTAAATCCTATATATACACCAGCTAAACCTATTGCACTTTTAGCAATACTAGAAAAGCTTGAAGTTACGTTTCTTTTAAACCTTCTGACTTGATTACTACTATGTTTTAATCTTCTGTTGAATCCATTAACTCCACCAGATGCTTTCTTCATGTTTGAAGTAAAATTTTTATCTTTTAGAGTTAATATTGCTTTTATGCTTTTAGATGCCACTTTTCCACCACCTAAAAAGGCAAGGACTATGTCCCCGCCTTGATTTCATCAATATATTTTTCCTTACTTGCCATCATAAATTTTTTCTCTAACCAATTTAAATTTAGTAAATATTCTAATTTAAAACCTTTTTGTAAGTAGTAATGAAGAAAATACATTTCTCCATCACTACTAATTAGTTTTTTATGTCTTTAACCACCTTTACCTCGTTATTGTATCCAGCCAATTCCATGCCATATCCACTTATTTGAGCAATTTCTCCAGTTTCAAATAACTTTTCTACAATATCAATAGGTTCTACACAATTATAAGCTTTGTGTAGGCTAGTATCTTTAAGATTTGGCTCTACTACTATGTTGTATACCATGTTTATATCAGCTTGTTCTTGCTGGTTTTTATCTTGTGCAAGGCTTATGCACTCTACACAAAGAGTTCTAGTAGGTTTTTTAATGGTTATAGTAAATTCCTCTCCATCTCTTTCAAGAATTATATCTTCTCTAATATCTTTTTTAACCTCATATTTTTCTCTTTGTTCTATAAGGTCTTTGATTTGAAGTTTCTTTGACATAATTATCTCCTTTCTATTAGATCAACCAAGTCATAATCAGCGAAAGCAAAAGGTAGTTCTTCTGTTTGCAGTTCTTTTTGTCCAAATTTCATAAGTGTAAATTCATTAAATGTAACTTCACTTAAAGACACGCGCTCGCTACCATATGCATCAGGATCAGCCAACTTCCCTACTAGAATAAAAGTAGGCATTTGTCCATCTTTTAACTTTTCTCCTACTAAACTTGCACCTGTTGAATATACTTTTTTAAGTGCCAAAGTTCCTTCTCCTGCCCATCCAGTCATTTTTTTATGAGTTGCAAGGTCCTCAGCCATATTTACATCTTCATAATTTATAGTTACTTTAGCTTCAAAGCTATCTATATCGGCAAGTTTTTCACCATCTAGCCATACTGCTCCAAATGTACCATTTATCTGTTTGTTGCTTTTTATTTTAGCCATCTATATTCCTCCTAGATTGAAATACTAAATTCTAGATCTTCCATAGCATCCACAATTTTAATGTTTGCCTTTGCATATACATTAGATCTAAAAGAATTTTCTTTAACTTCTTGGTCTTTTAATCCACTTGTATCTGTTCCTACGCCTTCCCACGCAAGCCTTTGTGCTTCCACATCAACATCAGCTTTATTTTGGAAATTAGGATCAAGTATTTCATCTCCTGCAAGCCCTTTGCAATAAGCATTAACAGATGTGAAGAATAAGACTTGATTATCATAGATATTATTTACCTTGCCTACATAATAGTTATTGAAAGTATCTCTAATATCATCCTTAATCATATCCATGACTTCAATAATTTTAATTTTTTGGAAGTCTTCTGTTTTTTTAACTGTAGTAGATACAAGTGAATTGACACCTCTACCTATCTTAATCTTCTCTCCATCATTAACTAAAATTAATTGTCCTGCATCAATATCTGCATCAGGCGTAGCACTTTCAGTAATACTTTCAATTTCAGGTAGAGCATAGTAAGTAGCTGACCTTGTAAACGGTAATCCAGCCAATATGCCAGCTATTCTACAACAATATTCAGCCGTTGTATAAGTCTTATCTCCTACCTTGATATTAGATGTTGTAAAATTAATAATGCCTTCATGATCTGCTGTTGATGCATTCGGTAATACAGCTTTGAAAGTCTTTTTATCATTGTCTCTCTTGCTTTTAATCCATGTTTCTATATCTGTTGCATTGGCTAAATCAGGTATAGTAAGATAATTCCACTTTCTACTCCCAAGTCTTGTGAGTGCTACATTGTAATCTTCTGCTGTAGTGTCTAATCTTTCGCAAATAACTTTTGAAGGCGTTCCCATAAAAGTCTTCTTAATATAATCTAGGTTATCAGCTATCCAATCAGTTGCTTCTATTTCATCAATGCTTGTATATTCTTTGGTTTCAAATGTTCCAGTATCATCTTTAAGAATAATAGCCACAATTCCCCTAGCACTTCTTTCTACAGCTGTTACTGCCTTACCGCTAAATTCAATATTTATTTGTGGTAAACCCATCATTATTCCTCCTTAATATAAAGATTTTCCATAAGATCTGCATCTGGAATATCTCTTCCTTCTTCATATTGAATGTCAAAGTAAAACTGTAACACCCCATCAGATACAACGGTTTCAACCTCGTCAATATTGAAATATCTATCTAGCACTTTTAATTTAATATCAAATACTTCTTCTAATTTTTCTTGTATTTCTAATATCTCAATACTATGTTTGTACCTATTAGAAGGAAAAAAGTATGTTCTCACTGTTAATTTTCTATTTATCTGTTCTTCTCCAGTAGGAGACCTTTTAGAATTATCAAATTCAACAAAAAAAGAAGGTCTCTTAAAACCTTCTTCAATATCCCTACTATTTATTTCTGCTGTAAAATTAGCAGATATAAGACTATTGATAGCTATTTTTATATCTTTTAAGGTTATCAATTATATCACAACCCTTTCTCCATCATCTCATCAAGCCAATTCTCTAACATGTCAAAATATTGGCTCTCAAATTCTTTTATCCCTTTTTCCAATACATGCTTCCCATGTGTATAGCCTACTTCTTTACCACCTTTTCCTTTTTTTCCACCACTTACCTGAACATGACCATATTCAATTAAATGCGCATGGGGAGCTGAATTTCTTATCTGTACTTCATAAGAGCCTTCTCCACGTCTTTTATATGCTTTACCGCGTTTCCAGCCTTTTTGATAATTCCCTGTATCCTTTTTAACTAACTTCCTTGCTTTTCTTGCTACACAAGTCCTTCCTTTTGTTCCTGCTTTTCTAAGAAACTGATATGTTTCTCTAGGGAATTCTTTTTGAGCTTTCTGGAGTAACTTCTTTTGAAAACTATCTAATTCTTTTAGGTTAAACCCATCTTCTACAGCCATTACTCCGCCACCTCTTCTGCGAATATCTCAAGCTGCTCATTCTTGAAATGTGGATTTAATATATACTTGATATCAAATCTTTTTTTTCTAAACATAATATACATATCCTGTGTAATATCTTTTCCTGATTCATATCTTACTATAATTTTGTGAGTAGTATTAGAAAGAATAGTATCAGCTTGTTGCGTTTGAAGTTTAGCAGTTTGTGGGATTATAGCTGCCCAAATAGTTTTAATATTAATATCTATATAATCTACTTCGCCTAGTTCATTCTCTATTTTTCCTCTTCCGAAAACCTCTATTCTATGTCTTAAATCTCCAATTTTCATATTCTACTCCACCGTTTCATCAGTAATGGTGTCTGTATAATCACATGATAAAGTCATATGTGTCTTAATCATCTCATAACTTTCTTGGAATCTTTCAGCTTCTTTACCATCAGTACTATAATTTGCTTTGCAATAAACTGTTACTGCCCTAATTATCAATGGATCAGTATCTATTATTTTACTTTCTAATACACCACTTAATTTCAAATCTGCTTTTGCTGCATCAATCAGATCTTGTATCTCTTCATCTAGATCAGTTCCATCTGCTCTTAAAGAATTTTTGATCTTATCTAGTAGCATTTATTCACTTCCTTTCTTATGTAAAAAAGAAGGAAATAAATTCCCTTCTTTTTTAAGCTACAGCTTCATTGATCTTAACAAATGCTTCATCTAATGCTGGTTTACCGTCTGCAACAGCAAGCCCTCTATAAGTTATTTTGCCACTTCTAAATCCTGCTGAACGGTCTGAATCAATCTCAGGAGATTTGCTAAAGTTCATGTAATAGTAATTCATATCTCCTAACACGATCGTATCATCTGGAACATAATCATCGAGAATGATTGGGTAACCTAATATTGTCATGGCTGCTTTGTCTTGTGCGTTGTAAGTGAAAATAGGTTGTTTGGTATCATCTTTGATTTTTCTTACTCCACCAAATAACATTTTTCTATTCATTACAAATACCGCGTTGTTGTGATACATGGTTGGTAATAGTGCTAGCGCATCCATAAAATTGTCATATCCTACTGCGCCACCATTAACCCAAGTAGTAGAATTTGTTGTATCCCAAGTAATTCCTCCAAGTATTCCGGTAGGTTCTCCAGATCCACTACCATTCACAATAGCATTTTCAATAGCAATTGAAAGTTGTCTGCCGATTTCGCCCGCTATATAAGTTTCGAAAGCATCAATAGCCATAGCATCAGCCGCTGCTGATATTTCAACCAATTTGATTAATTCATAACCAGCTAGATTTACAGTTACTACTGTATCATCGGCTGGAGTACCATCAGCACCTTCTGTCTTCCATGAAGCAGCATTTTTTGCATTTGAAATTACTAACGATAGATTACCTGGCATATACGATACATTAATCTTATCAAACAAAGCTGATGTTTGTCGTAGCTTATCAATGATCATATTCATTGTAGTTGTTGGAACCGCTGCACCAGCACTACCAACACTAGTTGTTAATGCTCTCTGTTCAACTTCATTCAAATCTTTTCCTTGCAGTCTTTTTAAATATGCACTTCTATATTCAGGCGTAGCTAGTAAAGTGTCTTTTTCCATTTCACCAAAATTCCTTTGTTGTGGAATAACTGGTTGAACAATTGGATTTGCATCAATATTTCCTGCGTTGATTCCATCTGCAATAGCCTTTCTTCTTTCAATATCTTTTACCTCTGAATCAAGATTTCTAAGCTCTGTTTCTAATTCATCAAGCTTTACTGCAGTATCTCCGCTTTCAAGCAACCCTCTAATTTCCAACTTTCTTTTTTGTATTTCTTTTAATCTTTTTTCAAACATAACTATTTCCTCCTTTAAATTATAAGTAAGTTTTGAGTATCAATTTCTTACGCAATTCAGCATTCTCCAACACCTTGTGCTCCTTCTCTCTCTCCAGTTCAAAGAAACTCCTTGCAGAAATTGAAGTTGTATCATATGCGGGAATATCCACCGCTGAAACATCATATATTTTTTTAATTTTTCTAATGGTCCTTATATGGTTATCAGAATCATAACTTGATTCTTGTACAGTAAAAGCAAAACTCATACGATCTATATAACCGCCTTTAATTTCTTCATAAAGTTTTCTTCCTTCTTCTGTTCCATCTAATTTTGCGCGAATAAAAAGACCTTTAGAATCTGTTTTTAATTCTAAGGTCTTATTTCTTGTTCTTGCCATTACTTTGCCAGAATGATTATAATTAAATATTACATCTGACATATCAGCTTCATTAAAAGCTTTATCATCAATTTGTTCTTTATATTCAATGCCATCGTACTCCCAAAGAACAGTAGGTTCATTATATGTTGCTGCATATCCTTCTACATATAATTCTTTTGATTGACCACCTTCGCCTTTGCTATCAGAAGCTCTAATTTCAAATTCTTTAAACTGTCTAAATTCCCTGTTTTCTCTTTTTAGTTTATCATTCTTCACTATTTCAATTGTCATTGTTATCATCTCCTTCCACACCTTGATATTTATCAGCTTTATCTGCTGATACATAATTAAGACTTACAATTCGTTTATCGCCATCTTCAACAGGAGCCATATTAAGTATTTCTCTTGCTTCATTAATACTTAAAACACCCATCGGCATTAACTGCTGTATCAATAATGTTTTAGTTCTATTTGAAGCATACGCAAGTCTATTGGATTCAAAAATTATTTCATTTCCAAACCCTTTCTCTCTTGGAGAAAATATTTTTGAAGTGAATTGCAAACTCATTTGTATTGCAATAGGTTCTATTACTGATTCATAAAAAGCATTCCATTGGTTTTCATCATAATTGCTCATAACAATTTCTTTACTAACCCCAAAATACTTATAAACCTTCTGTTCTATTAAATCCATTTGTGGACTATTTATTAGTTTGGGTTCACTATTAAGTGGTATGTAATCAGCTTTAGCGTCTGTAGCAGCAACACCACCACTATTGTTAATATTCATGTATTCTTCCATGAATTTGTTTTTTTGCTTTGTCATATCTTCTTGTCTTAATGTTGTCGTAAATTTTAAAAGACCTCTTAAAAACGCAGATGATTTTACAGCATTTATAATACCTTGATCTGTGGTATTGATTAATTCTAAGGTTGGATATAAAGCATGATCGTTGGGTTCTCCATAAAAGTCATTTTTATAAAAAAACCTTCTTAAATGAATTAATTCTGTATAAGCCAATGTTATCTTTTGTCCCCCAAGAAAATGAAACTTTGCATAAATTTCACCTTGATACTCAAGTAATTCAGTTGTGCTTGCATTTATTGGATAAAATCCTCTGATGTTTCCTAAATCACCATAATCAATATAAATAAAGCTGTTATTCTGTATGTATAGTTGAGTAATGACTTTATAATAAAATGTATAAGCATCCATAAATGGATTCGGTTGAATTTGAAGTAAGTTTTCTATATTGTCATGTACTGCTGTTACATTTTCATTAGTTTTCCTAATGTGTTTAGGAACTAATTTGGCTCCATTTCTTGCAATAGCATCTACCGCAGCTCTAACTATATCACTTGAATATGCTTCATTACCAAACTGACTGAACACTGGCATATATCCGTTAAGCATTTTGAGTTGTGTAGCTTCCCCACCTGGTTGTATATGGTTATTTCCAAAAATCAAATTAAATAAACTACGTTTTTTTTTTGCCAAATTTTCACCTCCTTTAAATGACGTTAAAATACTCGTCATAGTGATCCTTTAGAACAATATAACCATTTATTAAAGAGATAGTACCATCTATTCGCTTTCGATTATCTCCCCCTTTTATAGGCTGAATATTTCCATTAATATCTGTTTTGATTTCAGTATTACTTAAACACCACATATCTATCGGATTACAATTGTGAACTATTTTATTGGCTTTTAAGTCTGCTTTTAATTCTTTCATTGGAGCAGATAAAGTATGAACCCCTTGCCTTACAGGAATCATTGTATCTTTACCAAATTCATCTTTGAATGCTCTTAATAATGAATCATCTATGTGCCAAGGATCATACCCTATATACAAAATATATAAATCTTCTTCATCTCTTAACTCTTTAAACCAATCAAGGAATACTATTTTGTCTACTTTGTTTCCTGAATAAGTTCTTAATATTCCTTGTCTTTCCCATAATAAATAAGGAACATTATCTCTTTCTTTCCTATTGCCATCTTGAGATATCTTTTCTAAAACTTCTTCAGGCATCCAATACATAGATTTTAAATAGATTTTATTATCTCCTGGTCGCATACAAAGAGCTTTAGCTGAATTTAAATCTATTGTATCAGCAGCATCAAATCCGCCTATTCCATATCTAAAACCCATTTCTTCAAATTTGAATTTCTGTTTGTTTTCAACTTCATCCCATGTTAACCATGCACTAGCTGAATTTTCTTTCATGTTGAAATCTTTTACCATCACAGTTGGCTTAAAACTAGGATCATCTTTAGCTTTTGCTACACACTCTCTTAAGAAATCTATATTCTTAATGGTTCCAAGTCCTGGGTTTGCTTTTATCCAGCAATCTTCTTTGTCCCATTCATCCTTATTATCTAATTCGTAAATAAATGGTAAAAAGTGTTCATTTTTTATTTTGCCATCTAAAATATCACAAGCATATTCATATTGTGCATCAAAAATATTATCTCTTACAAATCCATTGGTAGTTATGCAAAATAAAAGTGGTTGCCTTCTAGCACTCATTGACTGTTTCATCAAGTCATAGATATCTCTATTTTTTATAGCTGCTAACTCGTCAATAATTATTCCATGCCCATTCAGTCCGTCAAGGCTGTTACTATTGCTTGCTAGCGACTGAATTGTGCCCATGTTGTATTCAAAATATAAATCAGATTGTCTTTTTCTGATATGCTTATTTAAATTTGGACTTTGCTTAATCATCTTATGTGCTTCATTAAACCCTTTTTTAGCCTGTTCTAATTTAGTAGCAATATTATATATTTCTGGTGAACCTTCGTTATCTCCTACTAATAAATGAATCTCTGTTGCAGACATTTCAGTTGTTTTTCCATTTTTACGCCCTTCAACTGTTAAAACTTCATTGTATTGTCTAAGCATAGTGTCTTGATGCACAAATCCAAAGATCGCTTGAAATTTAGCTTTTTGAAATAATTGCAATTCTAAACTAGCTCCCAATTGTCCTTGCGCTTGTTTGCAAAATGTTTGTATAAAATCAATAGGTCTATTTGCTAACTCTTCATCGAATACCCAAGGACCTGTTTTTTTGTAAAGTTTATTAAGTAACATCTCATAAACTTGTTTAATCCTATGACAAGAAACTATTTTATTATCCAAAATTTTAGTACCGTATTCTTCTAAGAAAGTCATTTGTTTATGCCCTTCTTCACAAAATCCATTAGAGCATCAACTTCTGGTTTTTTTTCTTCTTCTGGAAATAAATCAATTAGTTGCTTCATCACATTTGAGTATCTACTGATCATAGTTGTATATATTTCTACCATTGGATTTTTTCTTATGAACTTCTGTTCTCCTTGCTCAAATAATTCTGTTGTACCTTTTTCAAGAATATTTTCTCTAAGCTCCTGGAGAGTAATTTTCATAAATGCAGCTTCATTAATCAGCCCTTCTAAAACCTTAGTTTTTTCTTTTGGTAATTTCTTATATAATTTTTTTACTCTTGCTATTTCTGATTTAATTTCTTTTTCTTTCAAAACCTTGACTGTATTTTCTCTTAAATTATTGTTCGGTTTCTGCATTTTTTGTACCCCCTCCCCTTTTCAAATTTTTCTCACGCAGTGTTTTTGTTGTTCCACTTCGGTCTCTTGGGATTATACCCCTTGAATTTTTATAGGGGGGACTGTATAAGATTACCTTTTTCATCAAACATTAATCCTTCTCTGGTTATTTCTTTATGGTTACTATGGTGTTCCTTGTTGTGACAATCTTGGCACAAGTATTCTAAGTTCTCCCAGCTAAGAGTTAAATAGAGATCATTAATGTTGTTTGGTGTTAACTTTGTTTTATGATGAACTATATACCCTGGTCTCTTACATCTTTCACATAATCCAAATACACTTTTGATATATCCTTCTCTACATTTCTTCCATGCTTTACTTTTATAAAATGATTTTGCGAATTCCTTAGCCATAAAAACCCACCTTAAAAATTGCTTATTTTTACACGAATATTATTTATTTAATTAATTATATTGTTCGTTTTTTCCTCTTTGAATGTCCTATTTATATATAGAATCAGACATTCACTTTATTTTTTTTCTACTATATAAGTTCTTATTTTCTTGTCCATCAATGTCTAGTACCCTTAAAATAAGACATTCATTGCCTAAAAAAAAATAAATCAATTAAATAATTGATTTAGTGTGTTACTATATTTGTCATATAATTCTCTATCCAAGCCTAGATATCTTTTTGTTATTTCGATAGTTGCATGACCTAGCATTTCTTTCACTGCAACTATATCAAATCCACTTTCTCGGTAAATTGTATAAGCATATGTTTTTCTCATACTATGAGCAGTAATGTTGTATAATCCAAATTTTTCACCTGCTTCACTTAATATCCTGCTTACTTGCTTAACCTGAATAGATCCAGTGCCTTTCCTAGACTTAAACATAAACTCATAATCTTTTTTATCCTTTGTGTAGTCTTTTAATATTTTCTCTAACTTCTTTGGTATTTTTGCTTCGCGTGGTTTAATGTTTTCTTTTCTTATATTCTGTGTATTCTTTTTCTTATTTTCTAATATTAAAAAATATCCTATCCTTAATGCTTTTTTCACATCTCTTACTCTTAACTCTATCAGATCTCCTGCCCTATAACCTGTTCCAATTCCTAAAGCAAATAATGTGTAGTCCCTTTCATTTTTATATTTTAAGTAATCTTGAATATCAAATACTCTTTCTATGTCTTTGATCGGATTAGCAGGTCTTTTTTTACCCATCTTTGTTCATCTGCCTTAATGCACCTTTTTTCCTTTTGTATTTCCTAGCCTTCATGCATTCTTCTATGTCTCCATATGGATTAAGTGTGAGTTCTAATGTCTCGCATGTTTTGAATCTGTCACAACCAGGATTTCCAAATAGGCATGCGCATTTAAGTTCATCCTCATTCCATCTAGTATTAAATTTATATTTTCCCATCACACTCTCACCTCTTTTCTTTTGCATAAAAAAAGACACCTGCAAAGCTTATAGGTGTCTTAAGTATTTTTCTATATTACTATAATAACATGCTTTTTCTTTAGAAAACTGTTAAAAAACTGTTAACTTGCATTTTCTATTGCACTTAAAGCATCCAATCCATATATTGCCACACTGATTTTTTCAAGTGTGTGCTTTTTTAAGTATCCTTGACAATGATCTATTGAGTATCCTATTTTTTTAGAAATTTCTCCCCAACTCAGTCTTTGATCATCGATGTATTTTAATTCAATCAGTTGCCTTTCTTTTTCTGATAACACAGAAATAGATTTTTCTATTTTTTTTAGTGTAAACTTTGTGGTTTCTATTTGTTTAATGAGTAAATATATCCTATCTATATTTTCTATCGCTTCATCTTCCACTACACTATTAAATTTATACGATTGACTAATTTTTTCTTTTCCAAAATCAATTGCTGATATTTCTCCTCTTTTGATTCCTTCTTGTGCTTCTAATTCTTCTTCCAAAATTTCTACTGACATTTTTAAGGAACTATACATTTTTAACCAAATTATTGTTTTTCTTATATATTCATTTTTCATTGTATTCATCTCCTCATTTTTTTAATTTAAAAAGCGGGGTAATACCAGCGAAGCTGTCACCAGGGGCAAAGTATTTTGAAATTTTTTGGAAATATCAATCAAATTAAGCTATTTCCTATGAAAAATCATTCAAATCAATCGAAAATGCATTAAATTTTATTAGGATTGAGAATCCTGTTTTCATGTCGAAAGGTGTATAAATCTATTAATCGTGTATATAAATACATACTTTAATTTAAGAAAAAACACCTTAAATAATTGCAAATACTCATATACATTCAATTAAAATCAAAGTAACAGAAGTGTGTTTGTGATACATCTAAGGAAATTTCATTTACATTATTTGTAATATACTTTGCCCTTCATGACAGCTTCGCTGGTACTACCCCAAAGCAGAAAGTCCCAGGGATTTATTTACCCTGGGACGCTTGGTCCGCTGTATCTGTATCTATGTAATTCCATTCTCCACATTTCCTGCATCTTATTTTGACTTTCCCATTTGCTTCGCACAATACTCTACCGCACTTTTTGCAACGTATTTCTGTCATATGCTTCCCCCTCTGTTGAACTTATCTACTTCTAACGTATTTTATATAATTCATAGCTTCATCAAATTGTTGAATATTTAAATCTGAAAGATCTATTATTCTATTTTCAATTGCTTCGATTTTTGCATTTTTTTGTTTTCTAATGAAAAACGTTGCCGATGTTGCAGTAAACATTCCTGTAAAAAATATACCCGATATTACTAAAGTTCCTGTTATTATTTTCCCTGCTAGACTTAATGTTTCAATTCCTTCGTAACCGAACAATGAAGCTGAACAAAAGCTAAGCCATACTGCATCCTCATAAGTTGTTACTACGTTGTTTTTCTCAACTATATATAACAAAATTGATCCTAAAAATATGATAAATATTGTTATATATATCATGTAAATAAATCCATTTGTTCTTAGAAATTTTTTTATAGTGTTGTGAAACTTTTTCGAAAATGTAAACACTCTTAGAATTTTGATAGCTTTTGTTAATCTTACCACTTTAACTAATCTTACAATTCTAAACGCTCGAAATAATGAATTGAAAGGTATTATTGCTATTAAATCTAAAATGTTTTCTTTGAAAAACTTTTTTTTATTTCTCGAAAAAAACATTCTGCTAAAATAATCTGTAGCAAATACTATTAAAATTCCATTGTTTAACACTTCCATATTTATGTTTTTTGAAAAATCTATAATATTTGTGATAACAGCCACTAATGCCAAAACTGCAATCAAAATTTCATATACTATATCTGCCTTGCTTTTTTTACTAATTTCCCCCATTTCACAAATCATCTGAAATCCCCCTTTTTTATGTTGAATGTAACAAAATGCTTATTGTGGTACTTAACCCTAATATTGCTCTATCTTTTTATTTCCAACGTTTTTATGGGTTTTTTGTAATTATGGTTTTGAAATTATGTTTCAATCGTGCATAAATATTTAATTTCCACATGTTTTATGCACAATTTCCAACTTCAATTGGTTTAAAATGGAATATCTGAATCGTCATCATCTACTTGAAATCCATCTGGATCTATCGGCGATGCATCTTGCCCTTCAACTTTATCTAAAAATTTCACTTCGCTTGCTGCAATATATGATCTTTCTTTCCAGTTCCCTTCTTCATCTTTCCATTTGTCTATATGTAATTCTCCTGTAACTCTTGTTAATCTGCCTTTGTGTCCATATGGAGCAAAATATTTTTCAGCTGGGTTTCCCCAAACTTCTACAGGTATAAAATCTGTTTTATCTTTTTGAAATCTTCTATCTACTGCGATGGTTCCTGTTGCTTTTGCTTTTCCGCTTTGTGTAAACCTCAACTCTACCGGTTTTGTTAATCTGCCAATTGCTATATGTAAATTCATTCTTAAAAATCCTCCCTTGGCTCCTAGTGTACCTGGGTTATACACTAGAGCCTTGTATTTATGTAGTACGTATTTGATCCCCAGCCGACAAACAAATTCAAGCTTTAACGGATAATTTCCGTAATCTTATTTTTGTATTCTTGTTTGATATTCTTGTCTATTCTCTCGTCTTGCATTATTTGTCCTATAATATCTAGTATTTGTTCAAATGGTTTAGTATCTGTTACACTTACTTTTATAGTCATTCCACTTTTTCTACTTCCTGGTGCTCCTGGACTAGGTGTATTTGGTGGTGGATTCGTTCCTATTCCTTTATTTCTTAATACTTCTAAATTCGAATTATCACGACTTCCACATCCGATTATTGCTTTCTTTGCTTCTTCCTCATTTTTATCCTCATATTCTCCTAATGCATTAACTGCTATCTTAAATGGATCTAATCCAATTCCATCTTTTAGTTTATAGTCTTTATCACATAAGCCTTTTTTCAAAGTTAATCTCATTTTGTTTTTCCTCCTAAACCTTTGCCTTTACCCATTATTCACTTTTTTAAATTAAGTCCTTTGCAGTTTTTGCTATCTCCATGATCGTTCGGGCCACTTCACAAACTTTTTCTTCCTTCTCACAGCTTTCAACCAATCTACTATTTAATTTTTCTAACTCTTTTATTTGATTTTCTAAAACATTTTTATAATCCATATTAAATTCTCCTTTCTTTTTTGTCGTAAAGCTTTAGCTTAATTATTCATTTTGTGTCCCATTCATTTTTGAAATTCTACCTGTATCTATTCCATGTACTTTGACTATTTCCAATGCTTGATTTTCTGTAAATCCTTGTTTCACTAACTCATCAAAATAAATTTTCTGTTGTTCTGCGACTAATTTACAAAGTTGTATCTGCTCTGGCATCATTTTAACCATTTCTTTAATAGCCATTTCCATTTGCAATTTTTGAAGCATTATATCCATTTTATTTTTCCTCCCAAATCTTATATTTAGTTACGTTTTTTCTTTTCCCAATTAGGATACCTCATAGGCTGATACCCATTTTCAAAGCTATAATCTTTTATTTCCCTTTTTCCGCATTTCTTACACTCTAAGTATTTATATAATCTTTGCTCTTCGATCACTTCCCATTTATGAAAACAAATCTTCAATTTAACCTCCTATAATTCTCTTATGTAAGTATTATTAAAGGATTCTTCTTCTTTTTATCGAATTAATATTTTGAAAGGTGGTGTAAAAATATGTCAATTAGCAACGAAGCTATAGAAAAAGTTTTTAATGAAGTTAAAAAAGAAATTCTTAAAGAAGAAGCTCCAAAATTAAATGAATCTATTTTAAATGCATTGAAAAAGCATGCTAACGAAAATAATAAAATTGATACCATTGAACTTATTACCTCTTTAGCAGCTTTTACAACAACATTATCTATGGATTTAAGTTTAAAAATTACAGTAGCGAGTTTAAAGAAGCTTCTTTCAGACAATCAATAATTTTTGTACTTACTTCTGATATTTCTTTTGGCTGAGTTTTTTTCTCTAATTCAGCCACCTTTTTTTCTAATTTTTCAATTCGTTCTTCTAAATTTATTTCTTTCATTCTTTTCCTCCTAACCCTCAATTTTGCGTATATTTAAATATTATCATCACTTAATTTGTTAAACGAACAACCTAACGAATTATCAACTTCTCCTACAAAATTACATTTTTCAATATCTTTTAAAAATTTATTGTATTGATCGCTCCCACTCATTTTGCATTTATCTGTCGCCCAAATACAATCATAACAATTAAATTTTTTATCACTCGTTTTCTCCACTTTCTCTGCTTTTTCTTCATCTTCGTACCAATCGCTTTTCCCTTTTTCAAAACTTACACATTTACCATCTGCATTAATAAAAATTCTTTCCTCATTTACATTTCTTGTACACATGTCTTCCCAATAATATTTACATTCGCTATTCATACACATCATATTTATAGCCATTACTTCATCACCTTCTTTGCCTTTTCTGCTTTGTCTAAAAACATCATAATTTCCTCATATGTGATATTATCTTTTGTATCCAAGACTCTTCTCAATATTTGCATTAACTCACGATTTAGTGCATGTTGTTTCTGGTACATATCATCTACTGCTTTGTTTGTTTTTTTAAGCCATTCATTTTCAGTCTCTAATTCATCGCAAGTTAAAATCATTCTTTCCCATTTTTTTTGAATAGCATCTGCATCAAATACAGTTTTCTCTTTTAAATATCCAGTAACCCATGTCAAATCTTCTTTTTTAAGTTGATCTATTTCTGCCCTTGTCAATATTTCCATCCTTACCTCTCCTTACTAATATCTCAGTAATTTCTAGATCTTCTTTTGGTATAACATAATGTCCATCAATTAATCCATCTTTCCAATCTTTTCTAAAAGTTTCTAAACTTTCTAGTCCCATATCCTCTTTGTTAAATTCATATATTGCCTGTGTTAATTTTAAAAATTCTGGTTGAGATTCTTTGTTTTCATTTGTTCCATACACTATAAAGCTTTTATTTTCCCAATAATCTAACGATGCTACTATCTTTAATCCTTCAAGTTTTTTTGAAAAAGGATTATTTGAATTTTTTTTCACAATTCCTTCAACAATATTATTCAACATTTTCTCAATCCTTTCGCTCTAAATCTTATTTTAGCGACTAATCTTAAATCCAATTTGCCGTTACAATGCCAGGTGGTTCTACAGGAGAAGCATTGTATTCTACTGTAACCACCCTCTCGTATGATACGATAGCACCACATCTGCCACATCTATGTTTTTCATCATCATCTGATAACTCCCAAGAATCTTTATCCTCATATCCACAATAAGGGCAAATAAGATTGTTTTCGTAGTCTTTATCTTCTGGCTCAAAATCTATTTCAATTTCTCTTGCTCCTGCATTTTTCTCAACGTGGCTTAAAACTCCTATAGAAAAATAACTTTCTCCCACTTTTACAACTTTACCTATGTTTAAATCAATATCTATTTCTCCTATATATGGGTAGCTTTTTAATTCTGACCCTTGCCTGCACCAATTCGATATATCATAAAGTTTTGTACTCATTTTTATCCCCTTTCACTTAACCTAACATTCTATTTTATGCATACCCTTTTGTAATGCCATGTACTATCCATTGTGATTCTCCGTAGTTGCCTATTTCAAAAATCACACCCCATAATCCAGTTTCGTAAGACACTCGAATAAAAGGAATATATTTCTTTGATAATGACAATCCTGCTTCTTTCATTTTGCTTTCTATTTTCTTTTTTACTTGCTCATAGATACTGTCTAATGTCAGATAATACTGTCCTTCATTCGTTTCCCAAATTAATTTTAAATCAAGATTCTGGTCTAACATGACTTTTGTTGATTCACAATAAATTATTGTATCTCCATCAACTTTATCTAAAATTTTATAAGGATTTGCACTCATGTAAATTCTCCTCTCTATTCGTTAAATAATCCCTTAATGACTAAACATTGTCCTTAAATACATTTCTCTTTCTTGTTCAGATTTGAACACCCATTCCCCGATATCTCTTGCTCCAAAATCTGCATCATACGTGTCATAATCATATATACCTTTTCTATTAAGAGTTATCCTAAATACTGTAGATTCAAAACATTTGTAATCTTCATCTATCATGTAAGCAGTATCACCAAGCTCAAACTCTTGTTTTTCGTTACCTGTTTCTTTTTCAGCATTTAACTTATTAATTATTTTTTTAATTTGAGCCATCCCCATTGCCATTTGCGGATTTACTTGTTTAGCAAATTCAATTTCTTTATCTAGCAAATTATTAATTTCTAATATATCAATTTTCATATTTCCAATCTCTCCTTTTGCACAAACTTAACCCTTAACCACACTTGGTTTTTAAATGTATTTCACTTTGAATTAATTCTTTAAATATTGATTCAAGTATGGGTATTGGAATTGAATTACCTGCTTGCTTATATAACGCTCCGTTTAATTTACCTTTTCTGCCTGGATGAACACTTAATGCATTATAAAAATCTTCATCCGAATAACCTTGTAACCTCCAACACTCTAGTTCAGTTAGATATCTGTATCTACCATCCCCTAAATCAATTACACCACTATTAGGGCATCTCATTTGTTTTGTAGTAATTGTCTTGCAGAAATCTTTTATAATTTCTACCCTTCCACCAAAAACTCCATCTTTAATATTAATTTTTTTAAGCATACTCGGTTGAGTCACTATATACTTTTCTTCTTCTGTATCTTCTAAAAGCTCACTTATGTTAGGTGTTTTTTGTTTTTCAAGTATGTTGAAGTTAAAAAACGTTCCGCTCAAACAACTTACTGTAAATACCCTTTCTCTTTTTTGCGGCAATCCAAAATCTATTGCGTTTAATATTTCAAAATTACTTGTATAACCCATATTATTCATTTCATCTAAGTATTTATTGAAGTTATGCCTCATATGTTTCGATAGTACATTTTTAACATTTTCCCATATAACAAATTTAGGTTTCCAAACCCCCATCTGCTTTATAATATTTATAGTTTCCCACATCAAAGAAGATCTTGTTCTTTTCCCTAGATCCGCTCCTTTTTGTTTTCCTGCTATACTAAAATCTTGACACGGAGAACCGTGAATAAGGATATCTGGTTTAAGATTCCAACCAACCACAGATTGCGTTTTGTATTTTAGATCTTTGTTAAATATTGCATTGTAGCTCCTTACTGCTTTTTCATCTATTTCTACATAATCTATCGATCTGATTGGTATTCCTAAATTGATCAAGGCTTTTCTTGGTGCTCCAATTCCGCCAAATAATTCTAATATTTGAATTATGTCCTCACCTTCTTTCATTGTCGCTAACTACAACTTTTGTGCTTAACTTTAGTAATACTTTCCACGATTTTTATAATATTCGAATCTTCCCGACTTCCTCAATTGATGTACTTTAGCTGCTAATGTACTTTCCGTTTTCCCTAGGGCCATTGACATTGTACTCAATTCATCAAACTCCCAAAACTTACATAAATATTCAAGTTCTTCATCTGTTAGTGTCTTCCCATGCTTTTCATGGAAAATTGGGTTGTATTTCATTCTTCTGCAACAATCAAACTCTATATTTTCTTGTATAGCAGACATGGGATCACGCTCTCTTTCCCTTCGCATTTTTTCTTTACAAAATTAATGCAGTTGTAGCATTGTCTACTTATTATTTTCTTCATTTTTCTTCATCTCTGTCTATAGATCTTTTAGCTTCAAAACCTTTTGGATACCTTGCTTCTAGCTTTGCTATGTTATAAGATGCTATACAACTTAGATCTATGCCCAATGCTTCTGCCATTTTTGCTACATACCAGAACACGTCTCCTGTTTCTTCTATTAGCTTTGCTTTATCTAGTTTATGTCCTTGGAACAATACTTTTTTCATGTGTTCTAATGTTTCCGCAGCTTCTCCGCTCATGCCCATTGCCGCATTAAGAATATTTTGTTTTTCATCCTCTAGTTTTACATCTGTTCTCATTGCTTTCTTTTGATAATCATTAAGTTTCATTTTTTAACTTGCCCCTTTCAATTTTCTGCTTATCACTTTTGCTACTGCTGTTTGTGTTACACCGATTTTTTCTGCTATAACTCTTTGCTTTACCCCTTTTATGTAGCTAAATATTATGTATTGCTCCTTTGGAGAAAGCTTTTGAATTCTATCTATTGCTCTTACAACAATATCTTTTTCTATAATTTTCTCTGTGAAATCAGTTTGATCTACTATCAAATCACTTACTGTTTGTACTTCGCTATTATCAAGTTTTTCTTCTAAGCTACTTAAGCCTTTCACTTTTGCTGTTTTCCTTGTAAATCTTACGTTCCTTACTCTATTGAACATCCGTAACTCATTTGTAATTACCTTATCTGCAAATGCTCCAAATGCAGTTCCAGTTGATACATCATATTTTTTATATGCATTCCATAAACCGATTCTTGCTGTCTGCTTCAAATCATCAATATCGTAAAAATTTCTATATGTTTGTGCTCTTTTATATACTAGATTTTCATATCGTTCATATACTTCTTCAAAGCTTAATTCACTCGCTTGATCTTTACCAATAATGATTAGCTTTCTCATTTTTTAAGCACATTCTTTCTTCTTCCCTGCTCTTGTTTTTTTGCTTTTAACCGCTTCAACTGTGTATTCGCCTGTTGTTATCATTGACTTTAAAACAGCTTCTCTGTAATGTTCTGTCTGAAACAAATAGAATCTTTCATACTTCCCGATCAATTGCCCTGCAAATTCTTTTTTCTTACTACTTGATTTAACTCTATAATTTTTACCTATTTGCAATCTTGCCATTGTGCTTCCCCCCTAGATTTTCTTTTACTGCTTCTAGCATTTCTAAAAGCTTGTATCCATCAAAATATAAATCTGATATCATTTCTAAACATTCATTCGTGCTAAAGAAATCATTAACGCATATTTGATTTTCTAATTCTCGTTTCTCGCACATCTAACTCACCTATTTGTTTATATTTTTTCTTTTTATCCCTAATATGGTAAAATCTTTTAAAAGGGAGGTGATATATATGAAATGGAACCCAACAAATCCAATTTGTTCAAATATTCAACCAAGATTAGCAGTCTCTGATTATAAAAAAGATATTAAATTTGACTTTTTAGAAGGCGATTTAGTTTTAAATGAAACTGTTGAAGGTTTTGAATGTTTTAATCAAAAGTTCATCAAAGTTTTACTTACAGATGAAACACCAATTATTAAATATGGGTTATTTGAGTTATTACCTACATCTAAAAATCAAACTGAATTTGAAAAAGAATGTGGGAAACTAGCATATGCTATCGTTTCACATCAATTTTCTGATTCTACTTTTGAAAATCCTAACGGATTAGGTCATACTGTTGAAAAAATTTATAGTATTTCTAAAGAAGTTCTAAATGATATTAACTACTTGATTGTAGAAGCATCAGCTACAGGTCTTAATGAAACATCTACAATTAAAGTTCCTTTGAAGCTTGTTGAAGAGCATATGCAATAGTTCTTAAAATATCATTTGTTATAGAACCTTCACTAACATCAATGTTATTTAAAAATGGTGGTAGGTTAACTTTTACAGTCTGTATAAAACTTTCAGTATCAAATTCTTTCGGTTGAACTTGAACTCGTCCTTCAAGTTCAGCTATTTTTTTTTCAATTTTACTAACTCTTTTTTCTATATTTTCACTTGTTTCTTTCATCATCTGTTCCTCCTCTTATAAAATCTTCTACGCACATTCCGATCCGCTCCTGTTGCTCATTAGAAAGTACTCAATTACACCTTCTTTGACTTCTTCAGCACTCATTTTTTCTAAGTCTCCTAAAACTATATCCGAACCATTTTTCAAAGCAGAATATATATGCCATTTGTTCATATTACGACCTCCTATGCTTTTCTAACGACTCATAATCAATAAACTTTGTACATGGTGCCACCCAACCTAGTTTTACAATTCCTACCGGGCCATTCCGTTGTTTTGCAATTATGATTTCAGCTTCACCTCTGTTCTCGGAAGATGGATCATAATACTCTTCCCTATGTATGAACATTACTATGTCTGCATCATATTCAATTTGTCCTGTTTCTCTCAAATCAGAAAGGATTGGTTTGTTATTTGATCTTTGTGTGTTTGCTCTGCTTAAAGAACTTATAACTATTACTGGTACATCTATTTCTTTTGCTAAATTTTTAAGATTTCTTGATATGCTTTCAACTTGTTCTCTTCTGCTACTGCCTTCTATTGCTCGTACCATTTGTAGGTAGTCTATTATGATAAGATCTAATCCTTTTCTTCTTTTCAGTTTTCTTGCCATGCTTTTCATTTCTGCTACTGTGCTATTTGCTTTATCGCTTATAAAGATATTTCTTCGGTATAATATGTTGGTAGCTTTTGCTAATCTTCCCCAGTCATTATCTCCCATGGATTTCCCGCGAATCTTTTCATCGCTTACTATTGCTTCACTCATTACCATGCGTTTTATTAATGCTTCTTTTGACATTTCAAAACTGAATATCGCAACTTTGTTTCCTTTTTCTGCTGCATTCTGTCCAATATTAACTGCTAATGCTGTTTTACCCATACTTGGTCTTGCTGCCAAGTAAATCAAATCTTGCTTTTGCAGTCCATCTGTCATTCTATCTAGCGCCTTATACCCTGTTGTAACACCACTAATTCCATTGATTTTATATCTTTCTTCTATCCCATCCAGCACTTCAAAGACAATATCTTTTGTTTCTGTAAACTCTGCTGATTCAACCGTTTCATTAAGCTTAAATACTTCCTGTTCCGTAAATTCTGAAACATCTTCTCCTGCTTTAGCTTTTTCCATTATTTCTTGTGCCAGATAATAATAACTCCTTCGATTTGTAACTCCTTTAAGCTGTTTCATGTAGTTTAAAAAATTTGTTGTTGTCGGTTCTGCATTAGATAATGCTATTAGCTCCGTGATATTGATTTTCTGGTTCATATGTTCAGCTAATGTTAGGTGATCAATTTGTTTATTGTCTTGTACCATTTCTTTGATTGCTTCAAATATTGCTTTGTGTGTATTACTAACAAAATCATTTTCTGTTAATATGAATCCTTCCTTAGCGCAATTATAATCTTGTATCATACAGCTAAGTATTGATTGTTCTAGATTTAAATTTTGAATCATAGCCTCACCTCTTAACTAGTTACTTGATACTGAGCATATGGATCTAACTGCTTTTCTTTTTCTTTCTTTTTATCTTTTTTAATCCATGATCTAATAGTGAGATAATCACTTTTTGTTTTCTTTCCTTTCCCACCTTTCCAGTTATTGAGATCTTCTATTTTTTCGCTTATAAGTTCTTCTCCAAATTCTTCAATTAATTTTTTGTATTCGATTGCAGTCATAAAAACAAAATCATGATATTTTATTTTTTTATTGTTTTTATCTTTATCTTTATCTAACTCTATATCTATATCTATATCTATCTCTTGTCGGACATCGCGAGGACTAGGCTCGGACAATTTAAGGACATTGTCCTCTTTTTTTTCTCTGTACTCTCTTTTTTTCTTCGCCCATTCTGTTTCATGACCAATCATGTTTTTAGTTTCTAGCATGAATAACGCTCCATCATCCAAAATGTCCATTAAGCCTAGTTTTACAAATAAATCTGTTGCGACTTTAACTGTGTCTATATCTGTATTTGTAATACTTGACAACATTTCGGGTGTATAGGGTATTGTATTTCTAAACATCAATTTCCCTTCTGTTCCTATGCTCTTCAACAACAATTTTAAATAAAAATTAATGTATTTTTCTCCATTAGGCATATTCTCAACCAATTTAATTTCTTCTCTATCGAAAAAATTATCCTTAAGCTTTAGCCAATAATATTTTTTTGCCATATAATCACCTCTGGTAAAATTTTTGTATAATTATTAAGAAAGTTGTAAATACTAATACTAGAAAAATTATTGCGATTTTGAAATTTGTTCTTTTTCTGTATCCAAATCGTTCTAATTTAATTAGATTCACCTTTTAAAACCGCCTCCTTTGTGGTATAATTTAGATATAAGTTTTTAACAAGTAATCTTTGTTGAGTCTCCAGCTCTTCAAAGATTTTTTTATGTTTTTTTCAAATTGGATCATCCTCTCTAGGAGCAGTACTTCTTTTTTTTCATTCGTGCAGCTTGTAGTTTTTCAAGCACCTTTATTTTGAACTGACTAAAATATTTTGCTAATGAAGCCCAGTGCATGTTCATGCATGTTCTAACATCTGCTACTTGAAGTTCTTGTTTATAGAGTTCTTCAAGTTCTTCTTCAGTTAATTCTCCTTGTTTATTTAACAGAAGTTCAATGATCTTTTCTGTAGCTGTTATTGCTTCTTTAAGCTCCTTGACCATTCTATACAGGACTATTAAATAATGGTCGTCAACTTTGTCCAAATACAAGGTTTTGAAAAATCCTAAATTATTTTCATTATTGTGTTCTATTGCCAATCTAGGAAAATTCAATTGATCTGCAATTCGTCGAACTACATCCGTGGGTATATTAGCTTGTTTTGATTCATACCTTGCATAAGTCGACTGGCTTACCCCACCTATTTGAGCCATTTGAGTTTGAGATAATCCGGATTTTACTCTGAATTCTTTCATCAAATCTGGTACTCTACTTTTCACCTTTATTCCCTCCTTATGTTAATTTTGGTTAACCAATATATGGTATTACCCAATGACCTACGTTAAACTAAAAGTAAGCAACGTAAATTTATTTACTGTTATTGCAAAAAAATATATTCTCTAAAATTCAAATTATGTTCGTCACAATACTTTATTAAACCTCCAAAAAATTTTATTCCAGCACCAACTCCATCATTTAAAATAACAGATACTTGCGAGCGTTTAACACCAATTGATCTGGCAAATGATGTTTTGTTTCCTTCAAACTTTTCATCTACTAATTTTTGTATTTTAAGTATATTAGGTTTCATGTATTCCTCCTGTATTTCGTAAATGTATTTACGTTACATTTATAGATTACCACTTCTTGGGTGGCTCGTCAATATATTTACGAAAATTTATTTAATTTTATTTGATTGTTAAATATTTTTACGATAAACTATAATTAATATTTTAAAAGTATGTATGGAATTTGAAAATGAGTAGGAGAGATATTATGTTTGATAAGCATAAATTTAGTGAAATGTTGTTGAAAGCCAAAGGAAATAGAACAAATGAAGATTATTATCAAGATTGTGGAGTCAGTAGAGCTTATATATCAAACTATATCAATGCTAAAAGAGATAAAGCCCCCTCTGCTGAAATTATAAAAAAGCTCGCTGATGCATCGCATAGTAATATAACTTATGAAGATCTTATGATAGCAGCTGGACATATTGAAGACGGAATATCTAAAAAAGAGAGAATGGCAGATAATATTTTGCAAAAATTTATTGATAAGGGATTTGTTAAAGAAAATGAAGATCTTACAGATGAGAAAAGAAAATGGATATTAGATATGGTCGATCAAGCATTAGAAATAACGCGGTTAGCAAAAAAGCATCCTAAAGAATAATTTTAGGATGCTTTTTTAAATTTATCAATCATTTTAGAAATTTTTTCGTATAAGTCTTGTTCATCATCATCTAGATTAATTTTTTTCAGCATTTCATTTTTTACCTTGATCATTCCCTTTTCCCCCTCAAAGTTGTAGTGGCGAAAACTCGAGTTTTATTTTCGAACATATGTTCTTGATAATATTTTACATTTCTTTACGTTAAGAATCAATTCTTTTTTTATTATACAGATTTTTTAAAATGCACATGTGTTTTGCTATGCCTTTATTATAAACAAAATTTTAATAATAATGTTGAAAATGTACTAAAGTGTACTTTTTTGTCTAAATATATACATATATCGACAAAAAAGACCCCAAAAGGTCTTTTGAAATTTATTATATTCGACTTTATTCGATTATAAATATAATTTTTGAACTATTATTGATATAAATTCTTTGTTTGTAGGTTTTTCAGAAAAGTATTTGATAATATTATCTTTATTTCCTCGAAGCCATGTTGATTCTATTGCATGTCTAATATCTTTTCTAATTCTGTCTGCGTTTGAACTATGTTTTTTTGCCAGGTATGCATATATTGTTTTCATTTCGATGTCTAGTTCTTTTCTTATAAAAATCATTTCTATTGATTCTTTTAAATACAAAAAACCTTTTAAATGGCTTGGGATACCTAATTCAAAAAAGATTTTTTTTATTTCTATTTCAAAAAATTCATTTTGATTATTTCTGTATCTATGCATACTACTATCTTCAACATTAAGTGAACATTCAGAAGATTTCATTATTTGCCTAATTCTATTAACAGTTTCATTAATATCTATAGGTTTGATCAAAAAGTAATCTGCTCCTAACCTAATTGCTTCTCTGGTAACGTTATCTTGTCCTGATGAAGAAATCACCATTATTTTTGGTCTTGATTTATTTAATTTACCCAAAACTCCTAAGCCATCAAGGTGTGGCATTATTATGTCAAGCAGCATGATATCTGGTTCAACTTCTATTATCATTTGTATAGCTTCTTTTCCATTATTAGCTATACCAACTACTTCCATATCCTCTTGTCTGGATATTATCTCTTTTAAAATTTCACAGGCCTCTTTATTATCATCTATAATTAGCACTTTTATTTTTTCCATCAGCAACCTCACTTTTTACTTTTGGTCATGTTTCGACAAAATATTCCTATCTCCTTTATGTAAAATATTCCAATTTAAGTTTTTTAAATGTGGATTATTTTAAACATTAAAAGCAGTAAAAAATAGATGATCGACAATATTTTACATAATTAGTATGTTTTAAGTGTTATAATCTACCTAAAATGTAAAGAAGGGTGATAAATATGGATGCATTCATTGGTATGATTGGTGTCTTAGGTTTTTTAGTTTGTTTAGTAGTTTTGATTTATAGGTTTATAAAGAAAAAGCCTAAAAAACCTATTGTAATAGGTTTAGGCCTAAGTCTTTGTCTATTTATTTTAGGTGTTTCAATGGATTCTTCTCCATCTAAAACAGATGCTGCCATTGCAAATGAAAAACCAGAGAATAAACAAGTTGAAGAAGTAAAGAAAGAATCTAAAGAAGAATCATTAAAAGAATTTAAAGCAACTATGAGTTTGAAAGTAGAAGAAAAAAATGTAATTGCAACAATTGAGACAAATGCTCCTAATGGTACTTTATTAGAGACTTCGCTAATGAATGCCGATATGAATAACTTTAAATCATTAAGCGAATTTATTGAAGTTAAAGATGGAAAAGCTACTCATACATTTAATGTTTCTGATTGGCCAACTGGATATATTGGTGGAATAGCATCTATGCGATTTGATTTAAAAGATCATCCGCAACCTCCAAACATTCTTGAATTTTATGGCGAAAAAGGAGAAAAAGCAGAAGGGATACAAATAGAAGATGCTCATGATGATTTTAAATATGGGAAACTTGAAAATATAACCATTGCATATCCAAGTGAAGCAGCAGTAAAAGAAAAATTAGATAAATTGTTCATAGATACTTTAAATGAAATGATCTCAAAAAGTGAAGGTGTAATTATCGATATAAAACCTGCTACTATCAACGATTGGTCTATTGTATATGTGACAGTTAGTGATTCATGGTATTATTCACCTAAGCATGAGCAGGAAAGGTTTGCTGAACAAATAGCAAACACTGTACAAACAGTTCTCTATAATTGTGAAAAAGTTAAAAAAGATAGCGCTGTGAGTGTATATTATTATGATACGTACAAAAAGAAATTGGCTTCACCTAAAATGTTTGGTGGTTATGAAATTGAAGAATAATTTCAAATGGCTCCTGGATCAATAAGACCAGGAGCTTTATCATGCGCTAAAATTATATTTAGGACATGAAAAATAGACATTGTATTTCTACAATATCTTAAAATTAAAACCGTTTTATTTTGATTTTAAGCGTATTTTTTTATTTAAATAAGGAATACTATTACTTTAATTATTTTTATTCCCTTGCGTAGCTTGTACAACTTTTAAAGCATATTATTAGCACTATATTCCTCTATAGCATTTAACAAAAGAATCATGAAATAGTTGAATCTATTTTTAATCTCTCGCTCTGATTGTACTTGCTTAAATTTATTTAGGGCATAATCGCAAATATTAACATTTAATTTTAATAACTGCTTATGAATCTGTTGGCTATTAAGTGTAGTATTTTTTATTTTTAACTGGTTAAGCTCCAGTAACTTTTTAATTGTATTCTTTAATAAATCGCTCACATCTTCTTTGTAAAGATTTATTTCTATTTTTCCTATAACTGTATTATATGTATTTTCTATGTCTGTCTGTTCGTCTATTTTATTTTCTGGGACTGACTGAGTAATCTCTGTAGTAATTTTTGTAGTACTCTCTGTTAAAGATTTTACCCTTTGGGGAATATCCATTTTACCCTTTGGGGAATATCCATTTTCACCTTTGGGTAAAATGGGTGTTTCCAATCCTTCTACCGTTTTTACCTTTTGGGTAAATTGGGTATTTACAATGCTTTCAGCTTGATTTTTGAATATCTCGTTTTTAAGTATTATCAAGTTATCAAGTTTTAATTTTATATGGATCATTGGTGATCCACTAAACTTGAAAAGCTGTGTTTCAACTATGTTTTTTTCCTTTAGAATCTTAATCGCTCTATCATATTGTTTTGGAGATATCCTTATTTCTTCATACCAATCGGTCCTGCTTTTCGCAAGCCACAATTCTCCATCTTTTTTAACGCGTAGCTTTGTTGTACCTTCTTTGCTCGGCAGATACCAATAAATTAATTGGCTTAATAACAACCCTGCTATTAGATCGCCAGCCACATCTACATATATCTTTTTAAAATCAATGGTGTCTTTGGTTGATTGCTCCCACAATAAAAATTGCAATATTTCTGGATTGTTATAAATATTATCTTTTGACATTTTAAAATCCCCCTTGATTTACGCAGGTGGATTCCAAGAATATACAATAAATTTTCTATTAAAATACTTGAACACAATACATGTGTTGTGTTATTATATATTTAATTGAAAAATGCATATTAAAAGAATCCAAAGAACCCTTTGAAAAGTCCAATGACGGCGAAATCATTTCTGGACTTTTCTTGCGTTTTTGTATTAAATCAATTATAAGCTAACTTTTGAGAAATTTCAACAAAAGAAAATCGATCATTCGAGTGTTTTTTATATTTTATCACTATATTTT